AACACAAAGTGTTGGAGTCGGTTATGCTGCTTTACTATCAACCACCACAGGTTCTTCAAATACATCAGTAGGTTGGTTCTCTATGTATGCAAATACCACAGGAGCAAATAACACAGCCGTTGGTACACGTGCTTTAGACGCTAATACCACAGCTTCTAACAATACAGCCGTTGGTAATGCTGCTTTAGGAGCAAACACGACAGGAACAGAAAACTTAGCCGCAGGTGGAAATTCTTTAGATGCTAATACTACTGGGGATAAAAATACAGCAGTTGGTTATAGCGCTTTAACAGCAAACACGACAGCAGATTACAATGTCGCAGTTGGTCGTGGTGCGATGACTGATAATACCACAGGGGCACAAAACACCGCAGTTGGTACTGCTGCTATGGATGCTAATACAACTGCTTCATATAACACCGCAGTTGGTTATTCAGCTTTAAGCACTAACACCACAGGTGCAAATAATGTTGCGGTGGGACACAACGCTCTACAACTTAATGCGACAACATCAGATAATACAGCAATTGGTAAATCAGCTTTAGCAAATAATGTAGCTGCAAACAATACAGCAGTTGGTAAAAGTGCTTTAAATGAAAACACGACAGCAGCTTATAATACGGCAATCGGTAGTTTAGCTTTAGCAACAAATATAACAGGAGCTAATTGTGTTGCTGTTGGTTATAACGCATTGAATGATTCTACAGTTTCTAATAATACTGCTGTGGGTGCTTTTGCTGGACAAGTAATAAGTTCGGCTAGTAATAATGTGGCTCTAGGTACTTATGCTTTAATGTCTTGTACTACAGGTGCCTCAAATACTGCTATTGGTTATGGTGCTTTAGATGCTGTAACAGACAGTGAATTAAATACTGGAGTTGGTAATAATGCTCTTGGTGGAGTTACTACTGGTGATTTTAATGTTGGTATTGGTTCAGATACAGGCAATTACACTGTGATCCTTACTACTGGTAGTAGAAATATGTGTTTTGGTAGTTATGCACATACTTCGGCTGCTGATTCTGGAAATCAACATGTTTTTGGTTATAACGTAGTAGGAGCAGGAGACTCAACTTTTACGTTTGGATATACCACAACTGATTCTTCAATAGCCTTTGGTGCTACTTCTATTACTGCTCCTTCTGATGTAAGACTTAAAGAAGATATACAAGACGAAAAAGTTGGTTTAGATTTTATTAACGAACTAAGACCAGTTACTTTTAGATGGAAGAAGGAAAAAGATATACCTGAAGAACTGAGTGCATATAAAGCTGATTCCGAAGAAAGAACCATGAATGGAAAATATAATCATGGTTTCATAGCACAAGAAGTCAAAGAAGTTATAGACAATCATCCAGAAATAAAAGAAGGCTTTGATATGTGGAAAGAAGATGATTTTGATGGTAGACAAAGAATAGGTGAAGGAGCATTAGTTCCCATGCTAACCAAAGCAATACAAGAACTCTCGACAAAAGTCGAAGTATTAGAAAAACAACTTAATAATAAGGAGTAAAAAATGGCAGTAACTAAAACCCTAACCACCGCAATACCCTACAACAAAAGTAGTAAGGTACAACAGTGGGATTTAGGCATGACCTATAACCAAGGCAGTAAAAGTGCAAGTCCCTCGACTTACTACGAGTCTAGCTTTTATGTGACAGTCCCTGCGAGTTATGTGGATGCAGATGGCAACACTGTAAATAACTTCACGCCCAAAGCGAAAGGCAGTTGGACATTGGTAGAGATAACGGCTTTATGCCCGACTTCACAGTGGGATAACGTATTTGCGAGTCAGTACGACAGCGTAATTACCAATCCCCCTGACGATCCAGTACCAGACCCAAGTTACGTTATCCCTAGTTAAGCATGGCTTACGCAAGGGCAGAAGGTCAAGGTAGCGTTGACATCTATACGATGCCAGCTTTGTTTATGTTAAAGGCAGAAATACCTGAAAAAATGGTAGACGGCTTGAACGACTATCTGGATGAATTACGGGAAGATGAGGACAGGGAATCGCTGGCGAAAACCCTAGTGGGACAAATCCACCAAGGCGAACAGCTAAACATTCCTCCGACTGACGATGAACGTATTCAGCCGTATGTGGCGTATCTGTGTGATTTGGGAGCCACCTATATCAATCACTTTAGCCAGTCCACAGGGATTATGTTTAAGCACAATAAACAGATAGCCTTAGACGAACTCTGGTCAGTGCATAGTTTTGAGGGGGATTACAACCCGATACACGATCACGGGACTAAAACCATTATGGGTATTTCGACAACCACTTGGACCAAAGTACCGCAACAGGTATTGGACCAGCCGACATCGGGAACGCCTGAGTACAGCTTATACAATGACTCAGGACACAGTGACGGCTGTTTAGCCTTTAGCTACGGCAGAAACAGTATAATAGATTCAGACCGATTATTCCCCCCACAAAGTGCAGTGGTTAAGCCAGAAATAGGGGTACAGTATATGTTCCCATCAGGCTTACAGCACATGGTATATCCTTTCTTCGGAGAGGGTGAGAGAAGAACAGTCGCAGCGAATTTGAATTGCTGGGACATACAGGAAAAACAATGAAAGAAGAAGTAATAGTAGACCCAGTAGAAACAACGGAAGTGGCTGTAGACCCTTTAATAACCACTAAACTAGCCTATGTAGATAACTTAAAAAAAGAAATTGAGGGAGTTCAGGAACAGATGGCTTCTTTGCAATATCAAATGGATATTAGAGTAACGGCTTTGACTTTGTACCAAAGTTCATTAGAAGTGGTAGTGGAAGAAGAACCTAAAGAAAATGGTAAGGATTTAACAAAATAGAGAGGTAAAACTATGTTAATAACAATAGGATTAATAATCAGTGCAATAGTGTTTATTGCGTCAGCAATCGCAGCAATTACACCTACGCCAAAAGATGATAAATGGATAGGAAAACTATACAAAATTATCGATGTGTGTGCTTTAAATATAGGTAAAGCAAAAGAAACGCCATCAAAGAAATAATCAATGGGAAGAAAAACTGTGAGTGAAGTGTCAGCAGATCTTTCAACCCATGAAGCCGTTTGTACTGAGCGTTGGCTAGAAACCATACATCGAATTAATAGATTAGAATTATTTGTTATTTCTACTCTAGTTATATTGGTGTTGGGTATGGCCGGTATATTAAGCACTCAATTATTTTAGAATTATGCCGTTAGCTAAATTTGATTTTATACCTGGTATCAACAAGGAAGGCACGGCCTATACCGCTGAAGGCGGTTGGTACGACGGCAACTTAGTTCGCTTTCGTCAAGGCCATCCCGAAAAAATTGGCGGCTGGGAGAAAGACAGCGACAATTATTACGAAGGTACTGGGCGCGCTATGCACCCCTGGATCAATCTCGAAGGAACCAAGTATTTAGGTTTGGGTACGCGTTACAAGCTCTATATTCAAGGCGGTACTGATTTTAACGACATTACTCCGATACGAGCCACTACTTCCGCTGGCGACGTGACTTTTGCCGCCACCGACGGTTCTTCAACTATTACCGCTACGGATACAGCACACGGTGCCGTGGAAGGCGATTTCGTTACTTTTTCTGGAGCTGCCAGTCTAGGCGGTTTGATTACAGCTACGGTGCTAAATCAGGAATATCAGATTGTTTCAGTCCCTGATGCTAACACTTATACCTTTACCGCTAAAGACACGGACGGCGATGAAGTGACGGCTAATAGCAGTGATACAGGCAATGGCGGTTCGAGCGTGGTGGGGACTTATCAGATCAATTGCGGTCTGGATGTTTATGTACCAGCAAGTGGTTGGGGTGCAGGCACTTGGGGTGCAGGCACTTTTGGAAGCGTCAGCGCTTTGACGAGTTCCAATCAGTTACGTCTCTGGAGTTTGGATAATTTTGGCGAAGACCTGGTGGCGTGTCCCCGCGCTGGTGGCGTCTATTATTGGGACAATACCAATGGGGTGACTACGCGAGCGGTGGCTTTTAGCAGTTTAAGCAACGTTAATCTGCCACCTACTGTAGCTTTGCAAATCGTGGTCAGTGACGTGGATCGGCATATTATTGCCTTTGGTGCTGACCCCTTGAATGCGGCTGGAACCGCACGCACGGGCAGTATTGATCCTTTATTCCTGTGTTGGTGTGACCAGGAGAATCATCTGGAATGGGAACCGAAAAATACCAATACGGCGGGATCCTTACGCGTATCCTCGGGTTCAGAAATTGTCAGCGTAGTACGGGCGCGTCAGGAAACATTGATATGGACTGACACCGCGATGTATTCCTTGCAGTTTGTGGGACCGCCTTATACGTTTGGCTTAAATCTAATCAATCAAGGCGTCAGTAACATGGGTGCCAACGCCGCCATCAATACCCCCAAAGGAATTTTTTGGATGGACCCAGGCGGTTTTTATACCTACACGGGCAGTGTACAACCCCTCCCCTGTAGCGTACACAGTTACGTGTTTGATGATCTGAACCAGATTCAGGCCGGACAAATCTTTGCTTTTTCCAATAAACGTTTTGACGAGGTAGGTTGGTTTTATTGTTCGGGCAGTTCCGACAGCATCGACCGTTACGTTACCTATAATTATGAAAACGGCTCTTGGTCGATCGGCCAATTAGCACGCACGGCGTGGGTGGACGAAGGCATTGTCGATTATCCCCGCGCGGCTGGCTTGGATACTTACAATTATATTTATCGTCAGGAACAAGGCGATGATGCCGATGGCAGCGCCATGTCCAACGTGTATGTGGAATCGGGAGATTTTGATATAGGCGATGGCCAACAACTGCAATTTATTAATCGCATTATTCCAGACGTGACTTTTACCGGCAGTGGAGGCACCGATCAAACCATTAACATGGTATTAAAAACACGAAATTGGCCAGCATCGAGTTTAACCACCGATTCCACTAACGCCGTTACTTCCAGTACCGATAAGGTGAACGTGCGTGCGCGCGCGCGTCAGGGGGTACTGCGTATCGAGTCGGGAACGGGAACTGGTTTGGGCTGGCGCATAGGCGCTACGCGTATGGAAATTAGGCCGAATGGTAGACGCTAATGGCACGTTTACTCCAAACCCGATTACCCCAGGCTAACGGCGAAGTAGATCCATCTACCTACAATCGCTTAGTACGAATCCTGGAATTAACTTTCAACACCTTCGACCCAGGTGCAACGCCACAGTATAATAATACTGAACGCATGCTAAATCAGTTTAATGCAGGCGATGTAATTTGGAACACCAGCGAGGATGTATTACAGGTATGGACTGGACAGGAATGGCTAGATATTTCCACTCCCACTACCAAAGGGGTGGGAGGAACAGGCGCTGTTTCAGCATTAACCGTCTCCGTCAATGGAGCTACCGAGGTACCCCTGTTATGAATCGTGTGGCTTTAATGGAAGAACTCACTTTGGATGAAGGTTGCGTTTATGAAATTTATAAAGATCATTTAGGCTATGCCACGTTTGGTATTGGCCATCTTATTACGGAGCGGGATCCAGAACACGGCGAAGCTGTAGGGACACCTGTATCCGAAGCACGCGTGCATGAATGTTTCAACCAGGACATCGATATAGTAACAAACGAACTGGATGATAAAATGCAGTGGTGGCGTGGGTTGGATGACGTCCGCAAACGCGTGTTGGCCAATATGTGTTTCAATTTAGGTTATCCACGCCTAAGTGGATTTAAACGCTTTCTAGCCGCCATGGGGACTTCACAATGGGAAACGGCTGCCGTGGAAATGATGGATTCAAAATGGGCTACGCAAGTAGGCTCTCGTGCTGATAGACTTAAACAAATGGTTCTCACTGGCAAGGCAGCTCATGTATGAATATAAATGCAAAGTTAAAAGAGTGGTTGATGGTGACACTGTGGATGTTGTTCTTGACCTTGGTTTTAACGTCCACCATGCTTGTCGCGTTCGTTTATACGGTATTGATACGCCCGAGTCGCGCACTCGTGACAAGGATGAGAAAGTTCGCGGACTTCTGGCGAAACAGTTTCTCAAAGATTCAATCACTAAAAAGGAAGTTGTTTTAAAAACCAAGCTCCGTGATTCTCGCGGAAAATTTGGTCGGGTACTTGCCGAAGTGTGGGTAAACGAGCAAAATGTTAATGAAGACATGGTTAAGAAAGGCTACGGGGTAGCTTACCATGGTCAAAATAAAGAAGAGGTCGAGAAAGAACACCTGGAAAATCGTCAGTTTTTAATCGATAAAGGTGTGTTCGATCCAAAATCCGTAGGAGGATAATATGTCTATATGGAAAAAAATCTCTAATAGTAATTTTATGAAATTTTTAAAGTGGGCTGTGGCAAAGCCTGCTCCTAAGAAAAAAGAAAAGAAGAAAGTTTCTGGAGTTGTTCGCAAAGAGAAGGATGAAAAATGGCGCAAGAATACGGTGTGGGAAAAACCCAAACGCGCGCGTACCGTTAAAGGTCGTTACAAGGGTGATGATAAATCAACACCTGATGTGAATGAAGCCTGGATGGGAGGAAAAGCACCTAAAAAGAAATAAAGGAAATAATTATGACTGACCGGGACAGATTTGCGGGAGACATGGACCGCAATGAGGTTGAAATAGACCTTAGTAAATTCATGGAGTTGTTGCAGGAGCAATCTAGGTTAAAAGATCGCATACGCGAACTGGAAGATGAAGGGACCAAAAATCCTCACCAAAAATGGATCTTCTTAGCTCAAGCCATTGATAGCTGGAGGATATTCCCCAGGGCCTTTTTAACCGTTTATATCTTTTTACTGTATTACACGGTGATGTGGTTCATGGAATTACCTGAACCTTCATTTGAACAGTCTGGTTTAATCTCTATAGTAGTAGGTGCCGGCGCAGCCTGGTTTGGCCTCTATGCTGGAACTTCAGGTAGCTCTAAGAGCTTTAAAGGTGAAGATAAGAAATGAAACAAAAGATAACCTTTATAGGAGTCTTAATCCTTATAGGGTTATTGGGATCTTTTGCATTAAGTTCCGCAGAAAACGAACCTGAAAACCCAGACTGTACGGCTGGTACTGAGTTTTGTGAGCAAAATTCGTTAGATACAACGAACAATACCACTACGAATAATACTAACGTCAATACGAATACCAACACAAATACCAATACCAACACGACAACGACTACCAGCACAGCGACCAATACGAATGCCAACACTAATGTCAACACGAATACAACGACAACAACAGCCACGAACACGAATGCCAATACCAATGTCAATACTAATACAAGTAATAACAACAACGTAAATACCAGCACTGCAACGAATACCAGTACCGCAACTAACACGAACAACAATACAACGACTGCTAATAATACGAATGTAAACACGTCAACAGCTAGTAATACCAATACAAATGTAAATACGAATACCAACAACAGCACAG